TCGAGAGGTTCTAGTTTGACCGGCTGGGCCTCGGCGTTGACGCCATCCCAGCCAGGGGAGTTTATGCTACGAATACGTTGGGCGTTGTTCATGCTTGTGGTGCCTCAGTTGGCGGTGCCCCGCCCATTTCTTGTTCAGCCATCATTGCAGCGGCCTCGGCCATCTGCGCTTGCATCTCGGCGCGTTCTTCTAACGTGGTGCGTAGGTCAGCCGGAATGCCAAGCATGTCAGCAATGTAATCGCCCACGGAATCCATTTTGATGAGTGTCTGGCCGACCGGGCCTAGTGCTTGGCTTATCTGCATGAACTGCATAATCTCACCCAGCCGCTCGGCATTGTTGGCCATAGCCAAGGGCGATTGTGGAACGACTGTCACCTCTAGGCCGTTTACCTTGAGGGGTAGGTCTATGAGGCCCATCTCGTCCATCAGTTCTAGCGACCGGCGTACGATTGGAAACATTGTCTCGCTGATTAATCTCCCGAAACTTGAGCCGAGGCTCTGGGAAAGCTCAGACAGTTTTGCATTGATTTCAGTGGCCGACCTGGCGCTCATATTCTCAGGCGTCAAACTCTCATCTAGCAAGGCTTTCTTGATGTTTGTGCGTAGGTCATTGGCCACAATCTGGGACAAGTTCGCATCGCCAGAACGGGGCAGGGGCGTCAGGCTTGGACCGCGTGGGCCACCGTTGCTTGACACGCCTATGACCGCACCCGGCACGATACTGATTGTTTGCGGGTTTAGCACCCCGTCATCCACCGCCGTAAACACGCCGCCAATACTTATGCTGGCATTCTTTAAGGTGAGTTCTACTACCTTATTAAGTGTGCGAATATCTGCCAAGGCATAGAGTACGGGTCCTCTTCCATACCGCTCATTTGACGCCTTCATGTATCTGGAAATCACCCACGGCCATGATTTTAGGTCACGATGCACCAGCTTGTCATCGCCCTCGGCAGTGACGAGGCAATAGTACATCTGGCCATCGATGGTGTACGTGGCCTCAATCAGGCCAACCTTCTTGGTCGGGTCTTCGGCGGCATCGTCAATCATTCGTTGCGGAATGTCGGCGTCCGGCCACTCGCGTTGGATTACATTGAACGGTCGGTTCAGCTTGCGATAGACCGTGTCAGGAATCCCATTCGGGCCTTCGTCGAAACAGATATGGTACGCCGGAATAGCCGTGTAGCGTATCGGCGTCAGAGTATCGCCGGGTTGAATAAGCATCACCGATGTGCCGACCGCAAGGTCAAGCAAGAACTCGCCCATCGCCAGGTCAAAGCCTGATTGCATCATCACGGCAAACATCTTCTCGGTGTAAAAGTCCAAGACTTGCTGGGCCTCAATCTTTTGCTCTTCGGGAATGTCATTGCCCGGTTGCAAACGGCACCAAGGACGTTGCGGGGGAAACAGCGAGGACTGAATACGGTTCGCAAATCTGGCGGTTGAGTGAATAGCAGTCGAGTCAAAGACACGGCGCATCTTGTTTTGACCAGGTGTGCCACTCTCAGCATAGCCATCGTAGAGGTTTCTCATGGGCAAAGCGAACTCGTACGCCTCTTCGTAGATTGAACGCCACTCTTCCTTGTGGCTATTGCAACGGGCGTACCGTTTCTTAATGTCCTCAACACTGAGTACCATTACTTACCCTTTTTGACTTTCTTTGTCGGCTTTTTGGGCGGCTTTTTTTGACCGTACATCGTCTTTACCTTTCGTGTGCTTGGGATTGCGGCGATAGGTTTTCATCATTACCCTCGCGGGTTCCGGCCAGAGCCTAGAATGCGGGAGAGAACTTCCCGACCGGGGCCAGTATCACCGGGTGCGACGCCTTGGGCCATCAGCATAGTGCGCCCACCATTTCGCTTAGACCGTTTGCGGGCCTGTATCTTGCGCTGTTCCGCTGCCTCTTGGCGTTCTGCGACCTCTTCTTGCCGAGAAATGGTGGCATCGGCATTTTTTTCTTTTTCCGATTGAATAGATTTTGTGATCTTGCTACTGAATAAACCCCCCATTAAACAACCTCCCGTAAATGTGGTAATCCGCACCGTCAGGACCGTAGCGCCTCATGGTGCCTTCGCGCTCAAAATAACAACGTTCTGCCCACGTACAAGCCGTAGCATTTGCTGAGTGTACACTAAATTGCAGCCTTTTGATGTCCATTTGCTTTGAAACATGGTTAAAAAAGGCTAATGAACCCCTATGCAGGGCCACAACCTTGCGCCCAATAGTCTTTGACGGTATCAGCCACGCCTCGCAAACGCCCGGCCATAATTGCCACACACCGAACATTGCGCTAATACCATCACGGTCCAAGACAGAAAACGCCAAGCCCGCGTTAGCGTAGGTCTCCAAATAATGCTTGTAATCCGCAAACAGTTCAATATTGGCGGCATCGAACTCGTTTAGTTCGCACATATCCAAATGGTGCGGATACCAGCGGACCACACGGTTAGAACCCTGCATCCGCATTACTTCATTCAACTCAGCTATTGAAAACGTCAAAATCCAAAACCTTTGCTTGTTTGAAAGTCCCGCCAGAAGGCATTGGGCGTTTCGTCATGATTTTATGCTCAGAACCTAAGAGACAATAGCCCGCCGCATCGCCAACGTGGCTGTGTTCGTTTTTGTTTGGAGCGTCCCGAAACCGCTCTTGCCCCGCGCCAATGCTGACCCGCCGGAAGTGATACCCGCCGCCCAGAGACTTGCGGACCCGTATGCATTTTCTATCCACCAAGAACCCCGGCTTGCCATCAATCAGCCTGCCCATCGGCATGGCCAAAGCCTCGCGCCGCGTTTTAAAATCATTGGTCGCTGTAGGCTGGGCCAAGATGCCGTGCGTCTTGAGATGGTCAAAGCTGGTGGTCTCAAAGATTTGGTCCCTTTGCATTCCCGCCGGGTCACCCCACACCAAGATTGAATAGCCAGGGAAACGCGAAGACAGGTCAGCCTTGAGCGAAGAGCAAAACCGTTCCAAGCCCATCTCAAACGTCACCAGTTCGTGCAACACATGCCACCGGCCATTCTTCAGCCTCTGAGCAAACACCGCCGCCGGAGTTAAACCAAAGTCCAAGCCAATGTGTATCGGCAGGCTGGGGTCAGGCTCCAAATCAGCGGTCATCAAGTTATCATTGAACTCAGGCCAAACAGCCCGCCCTTCTTGGACAAACGTATACTTGCCCTCGGCATAGCACTGTATCCAGTCCAACCTTTTTCCGCCCAGCAATTGCTCATAGTACCCGTCAGGCAAGTTGCCCAAGTTCTCAGCTTTGGAATTAGTCTGCCACCACTTGCCCGCTTGGAACATGAAACCCTTGGCTTCAGGCATATCGTCAGGCAGTTCCTCTAGCGGCACCTCAATCACGCCACCCGGCTGCTTAAAAAAGTCCCAGCGAAATTTACCACCCGGCTTTTCCTTCTCGCCAAGATGATAATACCAATGGTCAGAATCCATCGGGTTAGTATCCAAGATAACGCCCCGCCAGGTCGCACCGCCATCAGCCTTTGTCGGAAAGCGCCCAACCCGGTGCGTCAGGCCATCCACAATGCTCTTAGGCAGTTCACGGCACTCGTTCACCCACGCCCCCGTTAGTTCTAGGCTGAGAAGTTTACGCACGTCTTTGGGGTCATCCAACGCCAAGAAGATAACCTCCATATCAATCCCAGCGGCACCCTCTCGGCTCGGCAGCTTGATGTGATGCGTGATAGGCGGCGAGTGCTTAACGTGCCCAAAGGTCTCTTCGGGCAACAACTCCAGCCACGTCTTGAGCGTAGTGGTTTTCAGCATAGGATGCGTATTGCGGACAATCGCCCAGCGGCTGTACTTTATCCCGTCCCTGGGACTAGCCTTCTGAGCAACAGCCCGCCGGAATATTTCAGCGCAACAAGCGTACGACTTGCCACTTCCAACAGGCCCCATAATTCCTCTGACAAACGCATCGCTCTTAAAGAACCTCGCCACAGTGGGCGAGGAACTGAAGTTCAACTTTAATCCGGCTACTGGCTTAACCATTGGCCGCTGCCTTCAAGTCCAGTTTAGGCTCAATCTTTATAGACTTGTTAAATCCAGACCAATACTCGTCCACTAAACCAGCGCGAAGAACATAATTAACCATCTCCACACGGGTATTCGTAAATATCCCTTGAATCTTATTGGAATAAGGAGAAGCCCGCGTATAGTCAGCGTTCTTAAAATTTAAAACGTGCATGAACGTGCTTACAGTCGTGCGGCGGCGGTCGTAACTTTGAGTCGTAATCAATCCACCCGCCGTGTATTTTCTAATCAAAGCCCGCCCAATCGGTGGC